TCTAAATCTTCTTGTGTTTCTTCTGTTATTTGTATTAAGCAATTTTTGATTTGGGAGGGTAATCCGTCGTATACACTTGCTGGTAAAACATCGCCGACAAGTACTTTAGATAATTCGCCCCAATTATGAAAACAATTATCCATACTACTACTTATTTGGTTGTGATGTGCTAGTCAAAAAAATTGGCTTTGTACATAGATACAAAACCAATTTGAAACTCGTTTGTTTGCCTGATCATCATAATCAACTTCTATGTGTTTGACTATGTATTAGTGGCTCTCCTGTGTTTATTCATAATTATTTCATGTGTTTACCTTAAAGGTTTGTTAAATTACTCTCTTATTATACTATACTTATGGCCAAAAGTCAACCTTTTTCTATATTTTGGATTAATTTTCTATTATCTACGTCATACCATCTAATACTGTTTATAATATCTTCGTCTGGTATCACCGATTTTAATTTATAATAATCGTCTACTTCTTCAAAACAACTAATATCTCCTTCAATCAAATCATCATAGTTAAAAATTATGTCGGCGTGTTTTACTTCTAAATCTATTATGTTACGAATTTTTGTTATTTCTGAGGGACCTATTTGTAGATGTGGGTATTCGTAATAACCTAATTCTGTCGGTGACGGTCCATCTTTATACCAAACTGGTCTTTCTCTAATATTCATATTCTTGTCGTCACGTAATTCAAAATGATCTTTCATAAATGATTTTACATCTCTTAACTGACGACAAAAAATTGCTGTATCTTGATTCTTTGTTGTAATAATAATATTTGGGCATTCAACTCCTTTTACCTTTTTCATTGACTCGTTTAGATTTGGAAATATTTGATGTTCAAGAATAAAAGAGTTTCCTTCCTCTGGTATATAAAACGTTTCTAAATACTGTTCTAATACCATTGGATCATACTGCCGAGATTCAAACCATTCTTCTCCATAATCTAATTCAATTTGTAAACGTGAGAACTCTGGTAAACGCCAAAGTGTTTCGGGGAAATGATACTCATTCCAATAACTATTAGACTGAGGCTTTTTAGCAAGTCCCCATCGCCAAAATAAAAGTCTAAGAAAAAAGTGTCCGCCAATGCCTGGCTGAAAAGAAAAGTATGCTATCATAATAATAATTAGTCGTTAAAAAAGGCAAACTCCACGTTAATGAAGTTTGCCAATTTAATGATGCATCTATAAATGGATTAAAATGAGAATTTAATTCCCATCGCCATTTGAGTTGTATCAGTACCTGTGTCATTATCAGTTGTCTGAAATTCAGCATAACCTAATAAATCATCGGTAAGTTGGCGACTAGCACCATATGTTATATAACTAGCCGTACCTTCTTTGTCCTGATAACCAACAGCAAATGTTGTATCACCAAAGGATTTCGAAGCAGTATACTCCAGGCCAGTTAAGTCTGTTGTAGTAGTATCTTTGTATGAGTAAGTACCTGCTAAATCAATTCCAACAAGTGAAATACCCGCCGATGCTACTGTGTAAGTGACATTGTTAACTTTGTCATCTACAAGACCCCCTGCCAATGATATTGGACCAAAGTCCATCGAGGCAGATAAATCAGTTACATCAAGACCATCTTTACCAGTAGCACCATCAATTACACCCATGGCGTTAAAAGAAATAGGACCAATAGAATTGGAATATTTCACAGAGTTAGAACTTCTATCAGCGTATGTAAATGTAGCATTGGCTCCATATACATTAAAGATATTAGTTTTACTCACACCAGCGTGTGGATTAGATTGGCGACCACCAGATACAGCACCTAAAACTCCAGCATCTACACCTACATAAGCAAGTCTAGAATCAAGAAGATCAGATCCTGAATCGTCAGCATCGATGCCAACTTCAATTTTACCGAATCCGCTAAGACCGCCGGTTTCCCCTTCGACTAATGTCTGAGAGAAATCAACACCAATAATTGATCCGTTGTTTTCAGCCTTTAAAATAGCCTTGCCTGATGTATTATCGTCATTGCTAACTTTATAATTCACCGAGCCATACAAGTCTACCTCTGCCGCATATGAGTTATATGTGAAGAGGGAAAATGCTAAAACTATTGTGGCTATTAGTATATTTTTCATATATTTTTCCTTTATAATGAAATGACTCCCACCCTACAGCGGGAGCCACGTGAAAGATTCTGTTGATAGGTTCCTTCGGACCCCGAGCAATTATGCCGCTAAGGCAAAATCCTCATAAAACACATTATCGTTTGCGTTTATAGTTTTTGTTACATTAACCGAGTTTCCACCGGGTAACTCCACTTTCCTAATAACTACCTGTCGAACCTATTTCGGCCCCATCATAAGCATATATACACGATAATTTGTTTTTAATTTCGTTTTATCCTTTTTTCTTTCTATATATGTTTATGGTGGAGCCGGGCGGTACCGCCCCGCCGTCCAGACTAGTGTTTGAATTGCTTCAACATTACAGTACTATTTATAACACAATTCAAAATAAAAGTCAAGAAAATGATTGGATATTTATAGGTCATAATCGGTTTGGATTCCTTCCCTGTGGATATCTAATGTGTTACAATGCCAACCGCCATCCCAAAAGAATCGATGTCTTAATGGAACAAAAATTGGGGTAATTCCTCGTTGTTCGAGTTGATGTATTAAATTTTTGTCGTCACTATTAATAACAACGTGCTTGTCATCAAGCACCAAAACATTAACATCAAATATAGTTTCGTCAACTTGTCCATGCCAATTGTCTAACCAGTCGTTAATAAATTTTTCTAGTTGTGGATTCTCCTCAACTTCAGGTGTCCAATAACAGCCTTGATTGTTGTGTCTTAAATTAATTGCTGACTTAACTTCTTTACCCCAACTTGGTTGATCAAACCAAATAATATCCCAACCTTTAAAAATATCAGCATATGGTTTGAACCAAGGGGTAGCAATAACTAGTCCAGGGCGAACTACACTAAAGACACTATCGTTATGTCCGCCTATAAAAATTTTATGAAAGTCAAAGTTTTTGTAATTAGGTTCTAAAAATTCTTCTACTACTTCAGGCGTTTGCCACACATCAACTAAAACCTTATTACCAAGTCTAGTTAAGTTAGGGGCACACCAACCATTTAATGGGGTAGAGTCTTGTAGTTTTTCTAATTCTTCTATGTCCTCAACATCAATTGATAAATGATGTCGTTCTGCCCAACTTTTAACATTTTTAATACTACGTCTAAAGTTAATATTCTTTTCGTATATGCTATTATCTACTACAGCATCACCAAACATCTCTTTATATTTTATAGCAGACAAGTTAGTACTGTATACGTGAGCCTGTGTGATTAATATTTTGTCGCCCATTACAAGAGCGTCATCTCTTATTGCTAATGGTGGTTGTGGTATTCCTGTACTAGAATCACGCGATAAACGTATATTTCTGTGGTTTACACCAAAGTTACTTGCTTCAGGAAAATCTTTTATAGGACTACTTACACCTATTTCACCAGTTTGCCAGTTAGTATAATCTAATATACTATCTTGATATCCAAGTTCTTTTGGTGTCAGTTGTATTACATTAATGCCGTTACCTTTTAATACTTCTTTAAAGTATTCAATATCTTCACGTGTTTCGCGAAGTATTTTACTTAATCCGTTTTTAATAGTTGTGTTCTTAATACCGTCTAAGAAATTATCCTCAAAGACTGATCCAACCATTACAGTTCTTAATGGCTGAAATTCATCCCACGAATTTATGGTTTGGTAGTATGGCACAATTTAGTTTGCTTTTAATTTTGAAGAGTCACCTGTAGTGGCCATTACAAGACCAGTAGTGTTTTGTGTATAACTACCTTCAACTGCTTTAGTTGGAGTACTAGTAGAAATTATTGCTGATTTATTATAAACAATCTCGGCAGTTTGATCTACGGTTACCATAGCAGGAACCATGTGAACACCTTTTGGTCCATTTACTAATGCTAATGGTTTTATAACGGTGTAAGTGTGTGGGTCTTCAATTTTTAACTTTGCTACTATTTCTTCGCCTGTAGTAATTCTAAAACAAATTATATCGTTAGTCTTGTACTGACTCTTTACTAGCATTTTTTTCTCCTCGAATTGATTCTATTTTTTCTTGAATTTGTTCTTTTGATAATGTAACTAATTCATTTGCTCCACCTTTTACTAAAAGTGTTTTACCTACAAATAATTGGGGGACAGCACGGAAACCTTGTTCTACTAACCAATTTCTTCCATCTCTATCTTCTTCAACATTAATTGTTTCATATTCAAATCCGTTCTTTTCTAAAAAGTTTTTTGCTTTCACACAGTATGGACAAACTGTTTTTGTATACATTGTAATCATTGTTTTCCTTTAAAGTTTAAATCCACTGAACGTATCTTCAGTGATATCTTGCTTCGTTCCACCAATAATATAAGAACTAATTTCTGTTTCTTGTGGTGCTACTTGTACATCACTTCCTGCTATCCATTTCTCTGTCCATGGTAACGGATTTGATGCTGGAACTTTAATAGGACTAGGTAAACCAACTGCTTGGATTCGTTTGTGAGCAATCCAGTCTACATACTGATTTAATAATTCAGTATTCAATCCTATCATCGATCCGTCTTTAAACAAAAAATCAGCCCATTCTTTTTCTTGCTCAACTGCCTCCATAAACATATCAATACATTGTTGCTCTGTTTCTTTAGCAATTTTTTTAAAGTCTGGGTCGTCACTTGGTAATATTTTTAATAAAGTTTGTGTACTTGCTAAATGAACATTTTCATCTCTAGCAATAAACTTAATAAGTTTAGCATTACCTTCCATTTTCTTTAGTTCGGCAAATGCCCAACTACAAGCAAACGAAACATAAAAACGAACGCCTTCTAGGATATTTACACTCATTAAGCACACCCATAGCAACTTCTTGAGTTCGTATAAACTAACAGACTCTTTCTTTCCGTTAAGTGTATGTGTGCCTTCACCTAATAACTCGTATAACTTTGTTTTATGTATTAACGAGTCATATGATTTTGTAATACTATTAGCACAATCAACAATTTGCTGAATGTCCATCATTTCATCAAATACTTTTGTTGGATTGCTATAAACATTACGAATAATATGTGTATAACTACGACTGTGGATTGTTTCACTAAATGCCCAAGTTTCAATCCAAGTTTCTAACTCTGGTATACTAACTAACGGTAAAAATGCGGCATTTGGTGAGCGACCTTGTACACTATCTAAAAGTATTTGACGTTTTAGATTTGACGTAAAAATATGTTGTTCCCATTCGGTTAAATCTTTAAAGTCTTTTTGATCTTTAGTGATATCAACTTCTTCAGGTCTCCAAAAAAATCCCAACTGCTTATCAGTAAGTTTATCAAATTGTCGATACTTCATAGTATCATATCGTTGAATATCGACCCCACCGTCAGGGTCTAAGAACGCTAGGCTCTTTACATGATCTTTTTTCTTTTCAGTCTGAAATACTGTTTTCACTCTATTAGTCCTTGATTATTGTTTCTATTTGCGAATATGTACTTATTTAAATAGCACAAGATTCACAGTATTCGTCGTATTCAGCATCACTGCTAAAGTTACTTCTTTCTAGTGTTGTTACTTCCTCCGCTTCACTTACCATGTCTTTAATTTCTATTTCACCGGCGCCATCATAAGTGTTAAAATAATAAAGTTGTTTTCCACCATACTTGTAAAAAGTTAAAAGATGCCCAAGCATAGTACTCATTGGAATCTTTTCTTCTTCATGATGAACTGGATTATAACTTGTATTGACACTAATTCCTTGATCAACATATTTTTGTAATATTGCCATAATTTTAATATAACCATCTGGTGACTTTTGGTCCCAAAGTAATTCATATTTCTTTTTAATTGTAGCAATACCAGGTACTACTTGTTTGAGTACACCATGTTTACTTTGTTTAACACTTACTAAACTTCGAGGTGGCTCAATTCCATTAGTACTGTTGCTAATTTGTGCTGATGTTTCAGCAGGCATTAGTGCCATTAATGTTGAGTTCTTAATTCCTGTTTCTTTAAGTTGTTTTCTTAAACTAGTCCATGCCATACGTTCTTTATGTTGTACTAACTCCTCAACATCTTTTTTATAAGTGTCAATTGGCAAAAGACCATCACTGTATTTTGTGTCGCTGTTACCAGGACAAGCACCATCTTCTACAGCCAAATCAGCACTTGCTTTAATCAAATAATAACTCCAGGCTTCTGCCCATCTATCAATTACTTCTAAATTAGGATTACTGTATGTCATATCTTGTTTAGCCATCCAGTAAGCAAGATTAATAATACCAACACCAAGTGGGCGCCTTTTCATTGTAGCATTCTCGGCCGCCTTAACAGGATAATTTTGATAATCTAATAAAGCATCTAAACCTCTTACTGCTAATTCACATGGCACCTGAAAATCTCTAGGATCTTTTATGTTACCCCAGTTAATTGCTGAAAGGGTACACAAAGCAATTTCACCTTCGTCATCTGTATAACTAGATAATGGTTTAGTTGGGAGATCAATTTCGCAACATAAATTACTTTGACGTATAGGTGCTACTTCTGATTTAAATGCTCCGTGGTCATTAGCATTATCTACATTCATTAAATAAATTCTGCCTGTATTCTTACGCTCTTCCATAAAATCGCTGAATAACTTAGAAGCAGGCATAGACTTCTTACGAATTTTAGTTGACCTTTCTGCTTTTTCATAAAGTTCTTTAAATTTATCTTGATCAGCAAAAAAAGATTCATATAGCCCCGGAACATCTTGTGGGCTGAATAACGTAATATTTCCACCTTCAATTAAACGTTCGTACATAAGTTTATTAAACTGTACTCCATAATCCATGTGTCTAACACGGTTGTCGTCTGTTCCTTTATTATTCTTTAATACTAAAAGGTCTTCAATTTCATAATGCCACACAGGATAGTAAAGAGTGGCGGCTCCGTTTCTTACTCCTCCTTGACTACAACTTCTTGTCGCGGCTTGAAACATTTTATAAAAAGGAACGACGCCTGTGTGATAAGCATCGCCCTTTCTAATAGGTGACCCTAAGGCACGAATAGAACCTGCGCCAATCCCGATACCTGCCTTTTGACTAACGTATTTTACAATTGAACTTGTAGTGGCGTTAATCGAATCTAAACTATCACCTGTTTCAATAAGAACACACGAACTAAATTGTCTTTGTGGTGTTCTAACTCCTGCCATTACTGGCGTAGGTAAACTTATATCAAAGTTGCTAATAGCATCATAATAACTTTTTACCCATTTTAATCTTGTCTCTTTAGGATACTTACTAAACAATGTTGCGGCAATTAACAAGTAAGCCATTTGGGGTGTTTCTCTTAACTCACCTGTAACTCTATTTTGTACTAGATACTTTCCTCTAAATTGCTCCATTGCGGCATACGTTAAATTTTCGTCGCGGTCGTGTTTAACAAAACTGTTTAGTTTTTCCCATTCTTCTTCTGTGTATATTTCTAATAACTCTGAATCGTAGTAACCTTTAGCAACATTCTGTTTAACTAATTTTAAAACGTGCGGTGGATCGAATCGTCCATAGACCATCTTTCTTAAATGATATGATATTAATCTTCCGCCAACATATTGATAATTTGGCGTATTTTCACTGATTAAGTCGGCGGCACTTTTAATTAATGTTTCTTGAATTTCTACTGTTGTCATTCCGTCGAAAAAACTTAAATGACTATTGATTTCTACTTGACTGGCACTTACATTTGATAACCCGTTACAAGCAAAAAAAACAACCTTATGCATCTTTTCTAGATCTAAAGGCTCCTTGATTCCATCTCTCTTTTTAATTTGAATTTGATTTATCGCCACCATATTTCCTACTTTCTGTTGATAATTGCTATTCCGATCATACGTTCGTCTTTGTTCTAAGTTCAACATAATTGTTTCTCCAAAGTCTATTATTGGAACTATTTCTTACTACTGAAGTATTTACAACATCTATATTACTCCAATTAAGAGTATATTTGTTGTAGACATCGACAGTAGTGGTCCATGTTGAACTTTTTTATTATTATATATTACTACATCTAGGCCCTGTTTGTCAAGTCTATTTGTCAAAAAAAGTGTATAACATATTGGCCATAAGACCTTGGACAGATGCAAAAGACTGAACATTGTTTGTATATGTAATTAGTAATTACGTTCTATTTTGTAATAGAAATCGGCAGTACTGCCTTGGTTGTTGGTTGTATAAAATAATTTTGTATCGGCTCCACTTCGGTCTAAAGTAAAAGTAACACCTACATCTGCTTCTTCAACAAAATCATCTTCAAGAGAACTATCAGCGGTTGTATTGGTTATCCATAAGTTGCCACTTCTCATTCTAACACCTCTACTAATAGAATAAGATATTTTTACACCTGTATCTTTTTGTCTATTTAAGGCGACACCTGTTGTTATTGCCGCACTTTGGTTATCTGCTAAAGTGACTTTCTTACCGGCAAATTCTTTAGAATATCCATAACTAAGATGATTATCTGCTAACGCCGAGTAAATTTCTTTTCCGTTATGTTCAATTCTAGGAAAAGTTACAGCATCAGTATCGTCTCTGTCAAACCAATCACCAAAAGCACCATTACCATCTTGATTATATTCAATAACCGGTGTTATAGGGTTTCCTGCTCCTACTAAATTTGTAGCACAATCTTTATAAGTGTTAAATGCTGAAGTAACTGCTCTACCATTAAAGATATAAAGAGCTCTACCTGTAATGTTGTCGAATTGGCTATTTTGAATTCTTAATCCTTTGGCGTATGTACTACCACTAACGTTCTCACCTATACGAAATGCTTCATACAAGTAAGCAAACGAACAAGCATCAAATACAACGTTTGTATGTGCTACATCTGATATAACACCTATGTCATTAAATAAAAAATCGCACCCGCTGAATACAATATGACTTGCTACATGAGTTGCTGTTTGATCTATTTTGACACAGGCATACTTGTTGCCAACTGCTGATGGGCCTGCTGTAAGTCTTCCTTTAAATCCTACATCATTAAACCTTACTTCATTACATTGTTCAATACAAGCAACATCATGTCCTGTTGTATTCCACAATGTCATTCCAGTAACAGTAATATACCTTGGTGTTATTGCTGACCCTGTTCCAATACTAGCAGATACATTTTGATCACTATCTGCTGTTCTTAAAACATTTTTACCGCCTGCCATTTGTTGTTTAAGGAAAGTTTTTTCTTGGCCTGCTCCTATCATATGAGCATACGCTGGAACTTTAATTTCGTCTGAATCTAAAATATATGTTCCTGGTGGGAAATACAAGGCCCTTCTAGTAATAGTGCTTGTATCTTGTACACAATATAATTGATATAATGCTGTGTTAATAGCCGCGGTGTCATCAGTAGCACCGTCACCTTTAGCACCAAAATCTAATACACTAACAAAGTCATCAAGTTTTTCTTGTAAACTTCTTGCTGTTGTACTTGATGCCGTATAACCCGACCTGTCACCTTTATATGTGTAACTACTTGAACCACCTAAAATATTACTATGTTCAGTTAATACTTCAGTATTACCTATAGTTGGTGCTCCTTCTACAGTAGAACCATTACCTATATAAAGTTTACGTTGATTAATAACCCAGCCAAGCTCTGCTGATGATAATTGAGGTAAGTCATCACTTAAACCTCGTCTGTGTTGAATTCGTGATATTTGAACTACAGCCATAATTTAAAACTCCTTATATAGAAGTATTTATGCTGATTGACGATAGTATGTTTGTACTCTATTTAACCAGTGTTCTGTAAAAAGTTCAAATTCTTCGCCTTTAATAACCCATCTTTGAAATTCTAGGTCCTTACTACACATTAAAATAACACCTTGCTTAATATTTGTTTCATATACTTCATTATGAGCAAGAGCATACGCCACTAATTGTGTTTTATAGTCGTCTACCCATTCATCTTTTTTAGGTCTATTAGTTTGTTTAAAATCAATAATACTAGGTTCATTGTTATATAATCCGACAGCATCTGTTGTTCCGGCATACAATTCTGGGAAATACATTGGAACTTCTGTGCCCCATATTTCGCTCATATCACACATACCTTCTTCAATAACAACTTTAGCCATATCGTTGGCTTGTTTACTAAATGGATTTGAGCCTGGGTGTTTTAATTCACCTTCTATACAATAATTTTCTAAATACTTGTGCATTCTTGTTCCACGACCGGCGGCTTCAGTAACAATTTCCTGTGCTTTTGCTTCACCTACACGTTTTTTCCAATTTGCTAATGCTAATCGTTTTTCTTCGCTTTTAGTACGATCAAGTATAGTTGTAACACTAGGTACTGCTGTACCATTTGGTGTTGTGTATAGACGTCTGCCATCAACACTTGCTCGTTTTAATTGGGTGTAATTAAACTTTTCAGTAATCATTTATACATTATAACAGATTTATGGGATGAAGTCAAATTTAAATAAAAACCCGAAGTTTCCTCCGGGTTTATGTAATTACTATTACTTACCGTCAACAAAAGAATATAATTTCTCTGCTTCATGTAGTATATCATTCGATGAAGGATACTCTGGGG